CAGAAGTTGAAAGGATCGAGAGGAGACTCGTCTGCAAATGCAGGTTGCATTGCTTCAGTCAGTTTGTCAAAGATTTTCTTACCAAATCGATAGAGGAAAACACGACCTTCGTTCTCAGGGTGAGCAGGATCGCTCACGACATAGATGTTAGAGTAGTAAGAGAGTTTACGTTTCTGAGCACGAGCGATCTCTTTATCGCTATCACGACCACTGTTCCACAGTTGGCGATTCATTTCACCGACAGGATCATCCTTACCAAGAGTGGTGAGTGAGTTCTCGATGTACCATTGTCCACCAGGACCTTTGAATGCGTGACTCCAGACCTTTGCCCAAGGCATCTCTTCTCCATCAGGAGCAGGCAGGAATCGGATAACAGCATAACCATTGCCAGACTTATCCATCTCTGGTTTCCAGAAACGTTCGTCAGCAGAAGAACCAGCAGCAGGCTGATTCAGTTTGTCAATCTCTCGTGTCAGTTTAGCGAAGGTGTCACCCTTGCTTGACGCTTTCTTGAGACTTGCAAAAGACATTTAGTATTCTCCGTATTGAGTGTGTGTAGTTGGATTGTTTGCTACCCTGTAAGGATAGCATAGTATTTAGTCCCCGTCAACCTCCTGTTGTGCCGCTTGTTCGAGTGTCTGAATCATCGCGTCCATACACTCCAAGAGGTTTGCGTATCCGAAAGCATTTGCCAAGGCATTGATTCTAGTTTTCATGTCAGATGCCTCAGCATCTTCAGCAGAAGATAAAGACAATCGACCATAGAATGTTTTCTGCTTATCGATTAGATTTTTACATTGCTCGATATGATCAAGTCTTTCTTCCTTGTTCATTGCATTCAGTCTACTAGTGACTCCTGCAATCTGTTGATAGGTTTTAAAAATATCTTGTAAGTTATCTTGTACCTGTTCTGATTTAAAAAAACTCATAGTTTTGTCCTTATGACTGTTAATATTTCCCCTTTATACTTGACACAATCAACTTTTAAAAATGGTTGGTACTTAAGTACTCTCCTTCGTATGTCTTTCCAGATGGGGTCTTTTAAATGCTTATCAAATTGATTGATATACCCCAAACAGGTTTCAAATATAACTAGGGTTTCTAATTTTATCTCTCCCGAAAGATAGTACTTCAAGAGAGATGGATGTTGTCCTTCTCGAACTTTAAAAATTTTATCAAACTTATCTTGATAGGGAGATTCATAATCTTCTAACAAAAGATGCACATCCTGTCTAAATTTATAACAGAATGACTCTTGATTTACTTTCCACCTCTCATAATTATCAATGGAGAATGATTGGATGTATCCTTTAGGGTCATGCATAAAATTTGCGACAAAGTAATCTTGGATAACATGATCCTCATACTTTGTCGCAAGTTTCTTGAAGAAATATCGGTCGCGACGTTCTTCAAATGATTTTTCTGAGGCAGAAACTTTGCCTCTGTATTTTACATAATCATAAGAGTCTTTAGTGAAGTGCATCTTCAATGCAAGATACATTTTATACACTTCAAGTCCTGTCACAGTGGCAATACTCCTTTGGATGTTTTCTTCATGTAGTTTAACGTTTCTGCTTCATGCCGCAGACGTTCTTTAAGTGGTTTTGAAATTAACTTTGAGATAGTTTCCAATTCAATCTCATTCTCTTGACAGTATGTTAATACTGCTTCGATGTATGAAATCAAACCTCCACTTGTTTTCACTAGAGTTTCAATCTCTTGTGAAAACTTTGTAGGAGTTAGAAATTTTTCCTCTGGTTTTTGTTCAGGCATTTGTGTGTCCCCTAACAAATTCTTCAATATAGGATTTGAGTAAGTGTAGATAGTCATCAAGATTGTACTTCTGAAATACTTGAATAGTTCCCTCTTCAGTGGCGATAAGTGTGACAATTTTTTTTACCTCAATACCTGAACGTTCGAGGAACATTGCTGCGTATGCAGTCTCTTGAACAAAATAGTTCTCGATGTATTCCTCTTTTTTTTCTTTAGTTGAAGTTTTGAAATCGATTACTGCTAATTCACCGTCGAACTCAGCAATGCAGTCAACACGACCAGCAAGACCAAGATAATGTGAATACAAAAAGGTTTCTAGACAATGGATGTTGTTGATACGGTTCAGCTCCGACTTTGCTGACTGAAACATTCTAACAGATAATGGGTTATTTTCCAAGTACCTATCAAGATCTAGTTGTCCTTTGATATAATCTTCGGTTATTGCGTGGAAAGCAGTACCTCTTTGAGTTGCTCTAGCAGTAATTCGATTCGCCTCGTTTTCACCAATTTTATTACGCCACTTTTTAAAGAAGGCTGCACTCTTGAAGGATGTGATTGAGGTTACACTCGGATAGTATTTATCTGCTCCAGGAATTGGATAAAATCTAGTACCATCTCTTGTCACAGGTTCAACCTCAACATGTTCGCTGAGATTTACATCAATAAAATTAAACATTAAAAACCAAGATTGTGTTTAGTGAGAAGGTATGCTTTAACTAATCCAGAACGAACGATATCATCAATACCAAACTCAACGCAAGTAAACTCACGCATCTGCTGAAGGATTTGAATAAAATCAGACACTCCATTCTTTTCATTACTCTTAACTAAATCCGATTGTGTAATGTCACCACAGAACATAATCTTAGAGTCCTCACCAATGCGAGTAATCATAGAATCTAATTCATGAAAGTTAAGATTCGAGAACTCATCGACAATAACAATGGCATTGTCAAGAGTAACTCCACGGATAAAAGAAGTAGACCAAAATGAAATAGTCTCTTGCGCTCGGAGGTTGTCATAAAGCATGTCGAATGAATTGTCATCAGGCATACTAAACATATACCTTACCATATTTTTGTATGGAATTTGGTATAGTGCTGACTTATCTTCATGGTCTCCAGGAAGGAAACCAATCTCTCTTGTAGGTACAAGAGACCTCACAATGTATATCTTATCATAAGGTGTGTATTCGTCAAGCACTTCTTGTAGAGCAAGGTAAAGAGTGATGAAAGTTTTACCAGTACCTGCAGCACCATGAAGTAAAATGTTCTGTCCTTGCTCATAACTATCAAATACTGTCTCCTGATTAGGAGTCAATGGTCTGATAGGAACCATGTAACTCTTATCAAGAGGTTTCTTTCTTTTAATCTGCTTCGCACTCATGTTAGAAGGAACAGGATTGCTAGTAGTGTTTCTCTTTCTTGCTCTTGCCATATCAAGTGAATCTACTGAGGTTTGCTCTGGGATGTGCTTTCTGGACCTTGGACATTACTTCCTTGAATCCATCAGACTGTTTAGGATTGCCGTAGGTAGTACCCGCGACACCTGCGTGCCAATCTTTATCCCAATCAGGATTGTCAGTTTTCCATTGCTCGTATTCGGCAACAGTCTTGCGAAACTCTTGTTTTTCGCCAGTGACCTTATTTATTACGTTATATAAAGGCATTAATCAATCCTCAATGCTGGTTGAATACAGTTACAATCGTCAAGATGCTCAGGGCATCCACAATCACCCTCAGGACACCACTCAAGCGCCTCAGAGATGATTGGGAACTGACAGATGAAATGCTGCTGGGCAGCAAGTGCAATGTCTTGGTGCTCCTTCTGGGTGCCATTGGAGGAACGCAGTTGGATATAATGGATCCAATTTCTGAGATTGCCCGTCATATACATTTTTGTTCCTACGCATAAAGGAAGCACATTTCTTGCACATTCCTTTGCAATACCAGAGTCCAGCATATCTTGATACAAATTCATCGACTCCTTGAAGTGATGCTGCATCAAGATTTCATACTTCTGTCTGGTAAACGGGTCAACATCATCAATAGAATTCTGACGATTCTTGGTGTCTTGCCTGCGGAGTTGAGGTAGAGGGATCTCCTCCGAGAGTAAGGAAGAATCAGCATACCGTTGTGAAAACTCTTGAAATGTAAATGACCTATGACGCAACACCTGAGCTGCGATTGCTCTAGTGGTGTGAATCTCTAGAGTCATTGTTGCTTGTTCAAACACAGACCAATGTCCATGCTTGATACAATACTTTAGCAGTCCAGAAATTTTAGGGTTCTCCTGATTTGCTGGATTGCTTACCCGAGCAATGTATCCAATTGTTTTCTCTGCCTCAGGAGTGACAGAAATCAAACATACTTTAGTCATTCTTATCGATAATAATACGAGCGAATAGGTACAAACCAAGTGACTTTAGGTAACCAATACTGGAAAGTCCAAAGATACCTGGCATTAACATGTTCCATAATAGCATAAGAACCAGAGGTTTGGTAAAGAAAAAGATGGTCGCAACAATAACTGCTGCTCCATCTTCTTTATTCTTTTGTAGAATTTGTTCTGCAGTAGCCTCTTCAGTTTCTTCTTTACTGAAACGGTATACCGTCATGAACGACCACCCCAATTAATTTGAGGAAATGCTTCTTGGACAACTGCTTTTGTAATACGCTTGTATTCTTTATTAAGTTGTCCATCCTTTACAAGAACTAAAAGATCTGCTTCTTCATGAGAAAGTCCTTCTAAAAGTTGGACAAACATCGACTCTCTTTTTAGAGTAGGTAGTTTGGCACCACCTTTAAAGAAACGATATAAACCACGATACTGTTGCTCTAGTCTTGTATGGTCAGTTCCAGCGGGTGCATCATTAGGTGTAAAGGGAACATCACCCTCAGGTAGTAATGAAATTACACTCTCGTCAAAGTTGATAATCAACAACTGTCTAAGAGCGGGGGTGTTGTGTCTACGAAGCAGAGAAATTTTCTCTGCTTTTGTTTTTGCGTTGGAGACCTTTCTCAAAATCTCACTTAACAGTAATCTTGCGTTACTGTTTTCCATAGTCCGTGGCATAATTAACTCCTTTTAATCATTCTTCAAGTTCATCATCAAAGTCCCAGTAACGATTTGCTGGTCTAATAAAAATCAACTCATCTTGTATAATGTTACCATTTTCATCCAACATTTCTGGATGGGTAACAGATTTTGCGTATGCTGCATTTTCTATGTAGTCTTCGACGTAACCCTTTGCTAACCAGGAAACTGTAATTCCTAAAATAAATGCTCCGATTACTCCTAATACAACTAATGCAATTAACATGGTTTCCTCCATTTATTATTGGCGTAAAAAAGTGTTGTCTGGAAACCAACCTCCCGTTTATGAACTGAAATTATTTAGTATCAAATCAAGTTGTTTTCTCTGAGATATCGTACAGTTTCTGTACATCCTCCCAACTTAGCACTTCCCCTTAAGACTTGAGGGAATGTGCTTCCAGCACCAAACTTTTGATAGAACTCTTCACGAGTAAAGTGAGTATTCAATTTCATCTCACTGAAAGAAAGATTCTTTCCTTGTAAAACTTGTTTTACTTTTGTGCAGTAAGGACAACCACTGCGAGTATAGATTTGAAAATTCATAATGCCTCTAGAATAAAAAAGGGACTCCTAAGAGTCCCATGGGTGTTCCGACTTTTGTAGAGACCGCACGAAAGGTCTCAACAGTATTTAGTCAATCAGAAGGAATACTTCACACCCAATTTAGCACCGTAGCCGCGGTCAAGATCTTCGTCGCCTGAACCTACGAAGGACACTTCACCATATGCACCCAGAGCATCGCTCAAGGACACACCAACACCTGCCTTACCAGAAGGAACGGTGTCGCTCTCGCCGCCGTCAGGAGTCAGTACAGTAGCGCCGCCCTGGACGTAGTATGAAGCAGACTCACCAAGAGCACCTTCGTACCCTACGTGCAGGTCCGTTCCAGCACCATTGTACTCGGATCCAGTCCAACCAGCATTGGTCTCGACGTTGACATAGGGTCCTGCGAAAGCAGCACCAGCAGAAGCGAACAGAGCAGCGGTTGCTGCAAATACAGTTTTGATCATTTGAAAAATTACCTTTAAGTATGTGACTCGTGGAGTTGAACCCACGGATGAAAGAGAGATCGACTGTCTCTCGTTGTGATAAGTATAGCACCTTTGAGTGGTGCTGTCAACAAAGAGATGCGATTAATTGAGGCACCTTCATTTGTTGTAAACCGTAACAATGTACGGTTAGGTATTTATGCACGTTTTCTTTTCCTTTCTTTGATTCGCATTTCTTCTATCTCTTTTCTAATTTTTATCAACTCTTCTGCTGTCTTTGCTCTTCCTTCATTATAGGAATCCAAATCTAAGGGAACATCAATAATATCATATGCATGTAACAGAGATTCAAACTCATAATCCCCATCACCAACTAAGTCTTGAACCTCTTTAGGTAAGTCTTCTCTGTGTATTTTAGGTAACTTCATAGTATTCGTATCCTGTTGCATCTCTTGTAGTCCATATTATATTACCATTTCCTGAAGATGTGTCAAGTGAGGAAGCAATAATAACATTCTGTTGACTTGAACCAACTATTCTAAGTATTGCATTGTTATCATCACCATCTCGGTCTCGGAAATTAATCCTTTTACCACTATTTGTGACATCAAATCCTCCAGTATTATTATTGATATTTGCATTGTATGTTCCTGCCTTTGCCGTAGCACTAGCACTATCACTCCCTTCCTCCACACCTGAAGTTTGAGTGAATGATAATCCTATACCAGGGATACTGAATGTACCTAATGCTTGTCCAGCATCACCAGGATTATCATCCCATTCAAATTCAAATTGTATTACACCAGTACCATCTCCTGTAACAACTAAACCACCTTGGTTATTGAATGTTGCATCAACATTACCATTAATTCCCTCAATCGTCCATGCAACACCTGCTGGATTCTGTTCCCAATTAATATTCGTTCCATTAGCATTAGTAACATTTAAAGCACTTACTGTCAATGTGTGAGGACCAGAACTAAAATTGTTTAATGGGTATTCTATTACAGGTCCTTGGAATCCTGTAGTAGTACCAATAGTTACGCCGTCTACGACGAATGTTGCAGTATCATCTGCGTTTGTTCTTAGTACATAATTTCCAGTTGAAGGCACATTAAATGTCCATGATGCACTTTGATATACCCCTGGATTGGGGTCTGTTGCCGATGGCCATACAGCATAGGTATTCATAAAATTATTCCATGTATGCCAAGGGAATGAAGGAACCCATGGGGCAGTATTGTCACCACCAATACATTGACCACCTCTACAAATTCTAATATACCATCCACCAGGATTCAAAGCCCATTCATATGCTCCACCAAAGGGGTCTCCATCACCATCAATATATCCAGCAGCACTGTTTGTACATCTTACTGTAAATTCTATTATTCCAGCAGATAAATTTCTTTGATAATTGTATGGTGTGCTAAGTGCTCCACCTCTAAAAATACCACCCTCAATATCCAATGCAGGCACAGTTTCTTCTTCAAAGAAAAGTTGTGCAACATCATCACATGCAAACTCAAAATTATATTCATCTGCTTGTGCAATATTAACTCGGTAAGTAACCTTCTGAACCCTTTGGGGCAATGTGCATACTTCTGGATTGACCCAAGCGGCAAGAGCATTCCCACGGTCACTCCAATATGAATCATTTTCTATAGTGTTTTGTGCTTCTACAGTAACTTCTAAAGAAGCGTTGGTATCTTTCCCGTCCCTATCAAAAAATTTAATTTTTTTGCCATTATTTACAACTTCATACCCACCACTATTATCTTGAATTGTAACTGGGAATGTTGCTCCTGCAGTTACCTCTAAAGATTCTTGTTGAGAACCTTCCCGTTGCCCTGGAGTCTGAATGAATATGAGACCCTCACTATTTGAAAATGAAATACTTTCAATGGCAAGTCCTGCGTTATCGGGGTCGTCATCATACTCAAAATTAAATTCTACATTACCAACACCAGAACCTGTTATTCTTAAATCCCCATCACGAGTAAACTTTGCAGTAATACCACCTGTAGTATTTGTAATTCTTAAGTCAGCATTACAATCGTCCCCATCACCATCCTTAAAACATAGTCTTTGATTGTTATTTTTTACTTCAAACCCACCTTTATTCCCACGAATACTGGCTCGGTAAAGTCCTGAACTTACACCAAACAGAGTCTTATTTTCGTCACCATCTTCATCATCTGTATCTCTAGAGAAAACAATACTACCACCAACATCTCCAATAATTACCTGTCCTAAAGCAGTATCCCAGTCATCTGGATTATCATCCCATTCAAAATTAAATCTTAAGTTTGCTGTACCACTTCCAGAAGTTTGCAATGCAGTTCCTTGCACACCAATTTTAGAAACGCCAAAAGCATCAAATCCATTTGGGTGTGTGTTAGTAGGAATACCACTCTCAACTCCAGAATCAATTAGAGTCTGTTTAAGAATAACGTCTACATTATCTTTTCTATATTGACTGGGAATATTGGTAGTTATATTTCTCCACCCACCATACTTACTATCATACCTATCGTTCTGAGAATTTCTATCACCACCAAGTTCATCTCTAGCGGGTATAAGTTTATCCTCATTTCCGTTAGGCCAGACTACATAAAGTCCTTCCCCATCAATGTTTGGTCTTTCACCACCATTATTCTCGTTACCTGCAATAGCTTCTAAAACCAGAGTATCAAATCCATCCATGTTAAGAGTGACTGTTGCTAGACGATTGACTTGTGCATTTGAAAATGGAGTCGTACCTGGATTACCAAAAGCAAGATACTTATCACCACCACCATTAGGGAAAACAAAACCACCAAATGCACCAGAACCATTGCCCCAGTTTCTTGTAGAGGTTCCATTGACTCGTAAATTGATACTAGGATCTGTTATAAGGTAACTCAGAGTTCCTGCAAATGATGCCTGTACATTATTATTACTAATTAAAAATCTTGCTCTCGATGATACAGGAAAGGTGACTGGTGAAGACCGTTCCCTTGCTGCCATCAATACTCTTTCGCCATTAGCAGAAAAGAATGCATTGTTTCTGATATTAATATCAGGGTCAAAAGGAAAACATGCATCGGGTCCTATGTCAGGAATAAAGAAGTCTTCGTCTAGTCTTAAATCTCTTACAGACCTATCTCCCCAATCATAACATTCTGCCTGAGGAGCAATACATCTTTCCCAATCATCAAAGATTGTATCATTTAACCATTCGTATATACAATCATAATATGTTCCATCAGAACGCTTCTTACATCTAATTCTTTTAATGATAACAGGATTAGTAGGACCATAATCATCATCATCACCATCAAGTTCGAGCGTGATTTCACGGTCATCTGGTTCTGCTAATGCCCCTCTTCCGTCACGGGCAATGTCTGCCTCTGGTCTGATGACATCACAAACAGGACCAAATATTCCTTCAGGATAATAAAATGCCATTAAAAAAGAGGAGTCTTATCTCCTCTATTTATTTTAATTACCGAACCTCTCCAATAATCCAAGACCTCATGCCATGTGGAGTATCAGAAATTAAGTTCTGAGTTAGTTCTGCTACATCTGGTGGCACAACTAAACAGAATCCAATACCACAGTTGAATACATTACGCATCTCTTCCTCAGCAATATCTCCTGCCTTCTGAAGTTTATTGAAAAGTTCTGGTCGTTCCCAAGCAGACCAATCAACATCAACTGTAAGACCTGCTGGAAGGCACCTAGGAAGGTTCTCAGGGATACCACCACCAGTGATGTGTGCCATGCCTAGGATAGGAACTTCATCCAACAGGTGTTGAATCAAACCAGCATAGATGGTAGTTGGTATTAGCAACTCAGGCATCTCCTTATAGAAAATATAATTTCTCCACAGCATATCATTGACAAGAGTGTATCCATTACTATGAAGACCACTACTCTCAATACCTATGACTACATCACCTGCTCTAATATTCTGACCATCAACAATATCATTCTTCTCTACAACACCAGTACAGAAACCAGCAAGGTCATAATCATGTGCCCTGAAATGCTCGGCAGTTTCTCCACCCAGGAGATCCATTCCAGAAAGACCACACCCAGTAACAACTCCATACACAATGTCACTGACATTAGCATCTATTGATTTGGTAGAGATATAGTCTAGAAAATATAATGGTTTAGCACCAGAACATATAACATCATTGACACACATAGCAACGAGATCCTGACCAATAGTGGAGTAATCACCAGCAATCCTACAGATATTAATTTTAGTTCCGACACCATCAGCACCAGATACAAGTACGGGTTGTTCATATCCTGGTGGGACATGAATCATTCCATTGAATCCACCAATCCTAGGTGCCATTACCTTAAGATACTCTACAAAGGAACGACCCTTTTGAATGTCAACACCAGAAGTTTTGTAGTCCATTAGTCAGTTTTTCCTAGTCGAATGTATAATGTAATGAGTGATTGTGATATTAAATCACAAGAATATGTGAATCCAATTTGGTCTTCTTTGTCCCAGTGGTCTCTTTGACTTCTAAGAAGTGCAGAAAACTCTTTGATTTTAGACCTCATCTCTTCTTTAGATAATTTATCCAATGATTTCTCCTTTAATAATACCGTCAAGACGTTTTAGTTTCCATACAATGTACTCCATGGTGGGTACACACTGGGGATTCCATCCAGCAAAAGTAGAGTGTTCTCCACTTGGAATCTGCCAACAGGGAGCATCATCATTGTCAAGGTCTAGTGATTCTCTGTAAGCATCATCACCAAGTAGAACACATGCTCTCTCTGCTTGATTCAAACTACCGAAGCAAGCAAATCCATTCTTCTTAATCTCCTCAGGAATTTCGTGCTTCATTGAATAGCAAGTGGTTGTAATCTATCTAGAATCTCACGATAGGCAGGTACGATATCACCTTCATCCTTTCGGAATAGATCCTTATCGAATCTTTCGTTACTACCAATCTTCCATAGTCTCATGCTGTCAGGACTAATCTCATCGGCAAGATACAAATCACCATGAGCATCATATCCATACTCAACTTTAAAATCTACAAGGTCAATGCCCATGATGTAAAACATCTGACGGAGATAATCATTAACTCGTAATGTCATCTCAATAAAAGGGTCAGGGTCATATCCCATCAGACGCACACGGTCTGGTGTCAGGAGAGGGTCATGCTTGCTATCATCCTTCAGAAAGAACTCAACAATAGGTTGTGGAAGTGGAGCACCTTCTTGAAGAGTTGTCTCACGAACAATAGATCCAGCAGCACGGTTCCTACAAATAACTTCTAGTGGAACAATATCTACCTTCTTACAAATCATTTTATTAGCACCAACCATATTAATATAATGAGTTGGGATAAGTTCTTTGGAAAGTTTCTCAAAGATGATAGATGAGATACTGCAACAGAGGGATCCCTTTCCTAAGGGATGGTCAACCATCTCACCGTTACCAGCAGTTACCTTATCATGGTACTCAATGATGACACGATCAGCGTCGTCACCTTGATACACTGTCTTTACCTTTCCTTCTACAATTACTTCCATAAAAAAGAGGGTGTTTAACCCTCATATTATACAGCAAGAGAACACCCTAGTCAAGGGGTCTTTGAGTGATTTTTTGGCGGGAATTTTTTTCCACCTTTTATAGAATCAAAAAGTCATTTTTGTTTTGGTGTGCCAAATCTGATACGGGGTCCACCCTGACAGAGATTACATTTCTTTGGAATACGAACCTTGGGTTGGCAAAGATTACATTTCCTAGGTCTTCTAACTGAAACTCCAGGTCGTCCGCTAAGTTTGTTTCGTTTTGCTTCAACTGGCGAGCTTCCAATAATGCTAACAAGAGAAAGCATGATAGGAAGTACGATTAATTTTTTCATTTAAAAATTATATTAGGACAAAAAAGAGGACTCAATGATCCCCTTTTTATATTTAGAAGGTGGTCTGAATGGACAGTCTGGACACCCAGCACCACAACATCCTCTAGAAAGGTTCGGCAAAATGCTTACCAATAACTTCGATACGTTCTTCTTCATGAGCAATGATATCTAATTGACTCTGAATAGCAGCAAGCACATCAGGGTGCTCACCAATACCTACAGGGTTCTCTAGATAAACTTCAATGTTTGCTTTTGCCTTGGCAATATTACCTTCAGCATCAGAACGAAGTGCATCTATAATTTTAAAACGGAGAGTAACAGACATAGCAATTTAGATTTTTTTTATTTATTGTATAGATCTTCCAGTTTTTCTCTGGATAGGTCTACATACATCAACTCTTCACCTGCTTCAGGTGCCTCTGGATGTTTTGGTTTGGGGGGAGTCCTCATTTCTATATTAATAGATTGAATGTTACTCCACATCATAGCAAATGCAGCACCACCAATGGCAGCAAAGCATACAAAGTAAAGAAAGACTTCAAAGTTATTCATATTAGTTTCCTTGATACGAGGGGACCATCATACCACCATCTTGGTCATCATCATCGTCAGGATTCTGAGCGACAAAGAATAAGATGAGTAGTGCAATCCACATTAAAACGTATTCAAAATGCATCATGCTTCCTGTAGTGATTGAACTGTGTTGTGAAGTTCTCCAATGTCTAGGAGACCTTCAGCACTGAACCATGGGGCATTCGCCCAACTAAATCCTTCGCCAAAGGTGTTATCGGGTGCTGTGATGTACCAATGACATGCTGTGTCTGGTACATCTACGGCACACTTAGACCAATCATCACTCCACTGTGGGACTTGAACCCACATTAGAGCAGCAAACATAATACTAAACAGTGATTTAAACATGTCTTATTAAAGGTTATGGGTCTAAGTTTTAATTGGAAGAATCGTTATTAAAGGGCGTTGCCTCTAGGAAGAACTTCTTCTGGGAAGATAAAGTTCTCATGGGGTTGGTCGGCAGGTGCTAACCATGCACGTAGTCCTTCATTCAGTAGGATGTTCTTGGTGTAGAAGGTCTCAAATTCTGGATCTTCTGCTGCTCTAATCTCTTGACTCACGAAATCGTAAGCACGAAGGTTGAGAGCAAGACCAATAATGCCAATACTGGATGTCCATAGACCCATAACAGGCACAAACAACATGAAAAAATGAAGCCACCGCTTGTTAGAAAACGCAATACCGAAGATCTGCGACCAGAAGCGGTTTGCAGTGACCATAGAATAAGTCTCTTCCTCCTGTGTCGAATCAAACGCCTTAAAGGTGTTTGCTTGTTCTCCATCCTCGTATAATGTATTTTCAACTGTGACTCCGTGAATAGCAGATAGAAGTGCTCCACCTAGTATACCAGCAACTCCCATCATATGGAAGGGGTTCAGGGTCCAGTTATGGAATCCTTGAAGAAACAACAGGAATCTAAAGATTGCTGCCACCCCAAAGGACGGAGCGAAAAACCAACTGGACTGACCCAATGGGTAGATAAGGAAGACGCTGACAAAAACAGCAATAGGACCAGAGAACGCAATAGCATTGTAGGGACGGATACCAATAAGACGTGCCAGTTCAAACTGACGGAGCATGAATCCAATTAGGGCGAAGGCACCATGGAGTGCCACAAAATTCCAGAGTCCCCCAAGTTGGACCCAGCGGACGAAATCCCCTTGAGCCTCAGGACCCCAGAGAAGAAGAAGAGAATGACCCATAGCGTCAGCTGGAGTGCTAACTGACGCTGTAAGAAAGTTTGCACCCTCAAGATAGGAACTAGCGAGACCATGGGTATACCAGCTCGTTGCGAAAGTTGTGCCAGTAAGCCAACCGCCAATAGCAAGATAAGCAGTGGGAAGAAGAAGAAGTCCAGACCAGCCAACAAAAACGAAACGATCCCGTTTAAGCCAGTCGTCGAGTATGTCAAACCACCCCCTTGTCGGAGGACTCAGTGTTGTTGTCGTCATTTTTTGTTTCCTTGTTTACTTTTTTAAAATCTTTTAACCAATAGAGTTGAGGCCAAGTGTCCATGACTATCTCAGCCAATTTCCAAGAAGAATTTTGATTGATCAACGGGTTTCTTAGGCGATGGGTCGTAGATAGATGAATCACCATAAGTTTTATGATCTTTATAACCTACCATACGACCTTTCGTATTCTGAATGGCACCCATCATAGCAATGATGAGAAAGATGGCAGGAGGACCGATGATGAGAGCACCACCGATAACGTAGTAAGTAAGCAGTTCGGCAATAGAAGTTTCCATCAGTACAGATTCTCCTCTTGCTCAGTTTGAATCACACAATCGCTAGTAGGATATGCAACACATGTCAAAAGGAATCCAGATTCAATCTGGTCATCATCCAAGAAGGACTGGTCAGACTGGTCTACTGTACCTGAAATAATTTTACCTGCACAGGAAGAGCAAGCACCAGCACGACAAGAATAGTTAATATCAACTCCTGCCTCTTCTGCTGCATCTAAAATGTACTGGTCTGGTTCACATTGAACAACTTGGTTACCTTCACTTGTTTGTAGAGTAATACTAAAAGACATAAAACTTAATAATAATGTTGAAAAGAAAAGGACCCCGAAGGGTCCTTCATATTATACCATGTTTGGTATCAACCGACAACTGGTGCGGTGAGAGCAACAGGAGTTGACTCAGCAGCAGCGAGGTCGAGTGGGAAGTTGTGTGCGTTACGCTCATGCATAACTTCCATACCAAGACCAGCACGATTCAGTACGTCTGCCCAGGTGTTCAGTACACGACCTTGACCATCGAGGATGGACTGGTTGAAGTTGAAACCGTTGAGGTTGAATGCCATGGTGCTAACACCAAGAGCAGTGAACCAGATTCCGACTACAGGCCATGCTGCCAGGAAGAAGTGAAGTGAACGGGAGTTGTTGAATGATGCATATTGGAAGATCAAACGACCGAAGTAACCATGGGCTGCGACGATGTTGTAGGTCTCTTCCTCTTGACCGAACTTATAACCGTAGTTCTGTGACTCTGTTTCAGTCGTTTCACGAACGAGTGAGGAAGTAACGAGACTTCCGTGCATAGCAGAGAACAAAGATCCACCGAATACCCCAGCAACGCCGAGCATGTGGAACGGATGCATAAGGATATTGTGTTCTGCTTGGAATACAAGCATGTAGTTAAAAGTACCAGAGATACCAAGAGGCATAGCATCGGAGAAAGAACCTTGACCGAAAGGATATACGAGGAATACAGCAGATGCTGCAGCGACTGGAGCAGAATATGCTACACAGATCCAGGGGCGCATACCTAAACGGTATGAAAGTTCCCACTCACGTCCCATATATGCATAGATGCCGATAAGGAAGTGAAATACTACGAGTTGGAAAGGACCACCGTTA